AAGGCAGGACAGGTGGAAGTCAAACACGGAGAAGATTCCCCAGTTGACAAATCACGCGCCGACGTATTCTGATTAGGTACTAAACGGGGCCACCGCTCGGTGGCCCTTATTGTCTCTATACTGAAAGACTACGTTTATGGCAGATATAACAAGGTTCAAGGCAATTTTCGAAGGGCTCGACATTGCTTATGGAACGTACAAGATTCAAGGGGAAAGGTCAGACGGGAAACAAAACGGACAGGCTCAGATTGTCCGAAAGCCCCCTACAGATGACCTTTGGGAACGCCACCTTAACGGAGTGGAACCAAGCCTCGGTATCATTCCGATCCGGGCAGACAATACTTGTACGTGGGGATGTATTGATATCGATCAGTACCCGCTTGACCATAAGGCCATTGTCAAGAAAGTACGAAAGCTAGAGCTACCGCTCATTGTGTTCCGCTCTAAGTCTGGCGGCGCACACGTGTTCCTGTTCTCGCGGGAACCTATATCAGCAGCTGATATGCAGAAGAACCTCAAGCTGTTCTCTGCGTACCTTGGCCACAGCGGTTGCGAGATCTTTCCAAAACAGACACAAATTCTTGTTGAGCGTGGCGACACAGGAAACTTTTTAAACCTACCTTACTTTGGTGGAGACAGTGGAACCCGATACGCATTCACCGATGACGGTGACGCAGCAAGTCTTGAAGACTTCTATGCTTTATATGACCGGTATGCTCTTGCCTCCGGCCAAGAGATGCCCAAACCTAAGGAAGAGAACAATGACCTCGTCGACGGACCACCATGTCTGCAGTTCTTGTGCGCCCAAGGATTCCCAGAAGGAACCAGAAACAACGGCCTCTTCAACATAGGCGTTTACCTGCGTAAGGCTCAGCCGGATACGTGGGAAGACCTCATCATGCATTACAACAACCGCTACGTGCAGCCACCGCTGCCGCTCGCGGAGATCAACACACTCGTCAAGCAGTTAAAGAAGAAGGACTACAACTACAAGTGCAAGGATGCACCTATTCATTCTCACTGCAATTCCTCTCTGTGCCGCACTCGCCGCTTCGGCATTGGCACTGTAGCGCAGGAGGGTCCACAGATTTCGTCGCTATCAAAATACGCTAGCGATCCACCTTTGTGGTTCCTCGACGTAGAGGGCAATCGTATTGAGCTGACGACAGAAGAGCTGCAGCAACAGCATAAGTTCCAAGTCGTCTGCATGAACAAGATCAACATCGCACCACCTACGATGAAGAAGGGTGACTGGGAAGCCTTGCTGAATCAGCTTCTCCGGCAGATGGTTGAAACGCAGGCCATCACGGAAGCACCAGAGGACACGTCTAACGAAGGACGGTTCATGGACCTGCTCGAGGAGTTCTGCACACACGTGCAAGCTGCGATGGACAGAGAAGAGATTCTCATGGGCAGACCTTGGACCAGCGATGAAGACAACATGACCTACTTCCGCATGAAAGACCTCGAGGCCTTCCTTGCTCGTAACCGGTTCATGGGTCTGACTGCTCCAAAGATTGCGCAGCGCCTGCGCTCACTGCAAGGGTCGCCGCAGTCTCTGTTCATTAAAAACAGAGCTGTTAGGTTGTGGCGCATTCCCTCATTTGAGAAGCAAGACGCTCCGTTCAATGTTCAGATCGAAGGTAAGGAGTCACCATTTTGAACGTCACCAAAGTCTACGGACCACCGGGGACAGGAAAGACTACTTTCCTTCTCAACACGGTCGAGGAGCATCTTTCCAACGGCACCCCTGCGCATCGCATCGGCTACTTCGCGTTCACGCGAAAGGCAGCACACGAAGCAAAGTCCCGTGCGTTTGAGCGCTTTGACTACCTGCAGAAGACCGACCTTGTCTTCTTCCGTACGCTGCATTCTCTGGCGTACCTACGGCTAGGCATGAGCGCATCCAAGCTGATGGGACCAAAGGACTACCAAGACTTTGCCGATAAGGTAGGCATCCATATCTCAGCGCAAGCACAAGAAGAGACGTGGGATGTCAAGGTTGACAACAGCATCCTTAACGTTATTCAGCTCTCTCGCATGCGCTGCAGTGACGTGCGCCTTGAGTACAACCGCTCGGGCTTGAAGGTGGAGTGGTATCACTTCCTGTACGTGTACGAGAGCTACATCAAGTACAAAGACAGCAAGGGCCTGATGGACTTTACCGACCTACTCGAGGTCTTTGCCAACGAAGAAGACGCCCTCTATCCCGAGCTCGATTTGCTCATCATTGACGAAGCACAAGACTTGTCTCCTTTGCAATGGAAGATCGTCCACCGCCTCACCGAGAAAGCAAAGAACACCTACATCGCTGGTGACGACGACCAAGCAATCTTCCTCTGGGCAGGCGCTGACGTAACGTCGTTCCTTTCATTTCCCGGCAAAGAAAAAGTTCTGGATCAGTCCTACCGTATCCCGGCTAAAGTTCACGAGCTTGCTAACCAAGTTGCCCACCGCATCAAATACCGCACAGACAAAGAGTACAAGCCTCGACATGCCTTGGGTCAGATACACCGCTACAGTCGCTTCGAGTACATTGACTTCGACGCCGAGGGTACATGGCTCGTGCTAGCTTCTAGCACGTACATGCTAAACCCTGTACACGAGCACCTGCGCAGTCTCGGCCTACTCTTCGAGCGCAACCACATTCGCTCTATTAGCGAAAGTGTCATCGACGCTGTGTATACATGGGAGGCGTTACGTAAAGGCCGCACAGTTAACGCACAAGAAGTTCGCAACATGTACAAGTATCTGGACAAGTCTCTCGTGGCCCACGGGCATCGGAAGTTCACCGGCCCCGAAGAAGACCTTTACAATATGTCGGTACTCGTTAGGGATTACGGACTTGTTGTAGGGGATGAAGATTTTGCTTGGTACCACGCCCTCACAAAGATCTCCTCTGATAACGTCGTTTACATCCGCTCGGCCTTGCGTAGAGGCCAATCACTCAAGGGCACTCCCCGCATCTCACTGTCCACGATCCACGGAGCAAAGGGTGGTGAGGCAGACAACGTCGTACTTCTAACGGACTTGACTACCAAGTTTATGGATGAATACGCAGATCGCCCTGACAACATGAACCGGCTGCTCTATGTCGCCGTTACACGGACCAAGGACCAGTTGCATATCGTAGAACCAAAAGATACATTCAAGGGATTCCGCATATGAGTATTTCTTTCATGAAGGGGCTATCGACAGAATGGACACCACCAGACGTCCTCCCGGACCTTTCATCTGCAGAGATGGTAGCCATCGACCTCGAGACGATGGATCCAGATATCAAATCAAAAGGCCCGGGTTGGCCGACTCGGAATGGACGCATCGTCGGGTTCGCTTTAGCAACCGACGGATGGAAAGCGTACCTACCAATAGGACATGAGGGCGGGGGCAACCTAGACGAAAAGCGCGTGCGCAAGTACGTGCAAGATGTCTTAGACCTGTCCTGCGACAAGATCTTTTTTAACGCCGCCTACGACGTGGGCTGGCTAAAAGCTGAAGGCTTCTCTATCAACGGGCGCATCTTTGACGCAATGATTGCCGCTGCGCTGGTGGATGAAAACCGATTCTCGTACAGCCTTAACTCCATCGGCTTTGACTGGCTGAAGGAGACAAAGTCTGAACAGGGCCTGCGCGAGGCTGCTGCCGAGTTTGGCGTTGATCCTAAGGCAGAGCTGTACAAGCTGCCTGCCATGTACGTAGGCGAGTATGCTGAACAAGATGCGGCCCTCACATTGAAGCTTTGGCATTATCTCAAAATTGAGATGATCAAAGAAGAAGTCACCAAAATCTTTGACCTCGAGTCAGAGCTCTGCCCCATCCTCATCGACATGACAATGTGCGGCGTACGCTTTAACGCGCCACTTGCAGAGTCCACACTCAACGTGATGAAGGCCAAAGAGAAAGAGCTGCTCAAGCAGATTAAGACTGCTACAGGCGTGGGCGTAGATATCTGGGCCGCTGCTTCTATCGCCAAGGCATTCGACAAGCTTGGCCTTGACTACGGGAAAACCCCTAAAGGCGCTCCGTCCTTCACCAAGGCATTTCTGTCCACGCACCCTCACCCTGTTGCCAAGATGATCGTCGAGGCACGGGAGTTCAACAAGGCAACCGGGACCTTCATCGAAAGCTTAATCGACCACGCATCCTACGACGGACGTATCCATGCCCATATCAATCAGATTCGTTCTGATGACGGCGGCACAGTTACCGGTAGGTTTTCGATGAGTAACCCCAACCTTCAGCAGATCCCAGCACGGCACCCGGACATCGGACCACGGATCAGGAAGCTGTTTTTGCCGGAAGAAGGCGAAATGTGGGCCTCGCTGGACTTCTCCCAACAGGAGCCACGACTCGCTGTACATTATGCCGTACGTTTGGAGTTAGAGGGGGCCATGGATGCTGCAAATGCATACAAAAATGATCCCACAACAGACTTCCACCAGACCGTTGCCGACATGGCAGGCATCAGCCGTAAGCAAGCAAAGACCATCGGCCTTGGCCTGATGTACGGTATGGGTAAGGGCAAGATGGCAGCAGAGCTTGACCTATCCGAGATCGAAGCCTCTGAGATCATCGCTCAGTTCCACGACAAAGTACCCTTCCTCAAGGGATTGGTTTCTGCAGTGCAACGAAGGATCGATGACCCCGGATCACGTGGCGCTGTCCGGACATTGTTAGGACGTCGCTGCCGCTTCCCCCTGTGGGAACCTGCAACCTATGGCCTGCACAAGGCGCTGACTCGAGAAGAGGCTATGCTGGAGTACGGCCCACCACTACGCCGTGCCTTCACGTACAAGGCTCTCAACCGATTGATCCAAGGCTCCGCTGCAGATCAGACCAAGAAGGCAATGGTGGATTGTTTTAAAGCTGGACATCTGCCCCTGCTTCAGGTACACGACGAGCTCTGCTTCTCCGTCAAATGCAAGGAGGATGCAGAAAACCTTGCACAGGTCATGATCAACTGTGTTAACCTTGAGGTTCCTTCAAAGGTAGACGTTGAGGTAGGCCCTTCTTGGGGTGACTCCGCTTAACTTTGAAGGCTTCTCCATGGTTAGACCTTTTGAGCGCCTTCTTGGCGCTCTTTTTTTCTCTCTCTTCCCAGTGAAAGATCCTGTGGCAGTTCGCACACAAGGGTATGCACTTCTCCTCCGCCTCCCGCATCGCCGCCGTGTAGTTCCGATGCGCTGCAAGCTTGAACACCGACTGCTTGCCCTCTTTGATCACATGGTGGAAGTCGATGATCGCAGCATGCTGCGCCCCGCAATGGCTGCATTTCTTTGAGCTCTTAAACTCCAGCCACCGTGCCTTGCCCTCCCGCTTATTCTTTGCGACGCCCGCTTGATGCTTCTTCTTATTCCGTTCGTACCAGTTCTTTGAGTACTCACGTTGCTTTGCCCTTCGCTGTTCGTCGTCTTTGTAAGGCATCAGTCTTCCCGCAACCGTTTCGTCCAATAAAGACTTATGTCATTTGCCCACGGCGCTGACGGCTCTATCAACTTATAGCCGCACCGCATCAGGTTATTGCTGCTCGGCACATTGTCCGTCGTATCGCTGATCATCCACCGATACCCAGCCTTCTTGGCCCACGCTTCACGGACCCGGATCAGTCTTCGCTGCAGTCCCTGCCCCCTCCACGCTTCAAGGACCCCGGCCCTTGCAAGATATGCTGTGTCTTCCCACTGACTCGAGGGCTGAATGAGCGCAAAGCAGGTATTCTGGTTGTTGTGCTTGCCAATCCACCACACGCCATTCTCCGGGAACACAGGCTCATCGTGCGGGAGACACGCCTTCTGCAGCACAAGAAGCTCTTGCCGCACCTTGGTGAAATCCCTTATCTGGCGTATCGTGATCATGTCCATAGACTAGCTTGACGTCGTTAGATTTTGATGACACAATGTTGTTACTGAAAGGAGAATGAGATGGCAAAAACCACGTGGAAGTCTGCGATGATGAAGAGCGACGTTCATGAGATGCTGACCGAACTATCTGATGCTACTAAGGTCAGCATGGCGCAGGTCTTGGAGAACATGGTTCGCAGGGAGTGGGAGCGCAGGTTTCTTGCTGAGCCTGTGAACAACCCATTTATTCACCGTCCTCCCCCGGGGATTAAGACTTACAAAAGCCGTGTCTAAAGGAGCAAAGGCCATGCTAGCCGCCGCTATCGCAGGAATTATCCTAGCTTTTATTCTGTAATGGCAAGAGATTTGTTGCGCCGCATACCCCCTTTTCTAGCCAATTACAAGCGTGGCCGGACAAGGGAGCAGGTTGCTCAATATTTCATGATATCGCCAGAATACGCTGGTATCTTGTTGCGTGAACTCGTGGGTTTCGGTGACGTACGGGTTCGGCGCAATGGGCGCATCAACGTTTACTTTGGGGACTGACATGAGCAACAACTTTGCTAAGTACTTAGAGCTCGAGGCGCTGCAAGCGCAGATCTCGGGGATCCTTGGGGTTTGTATGGAGCACGTGCCTGCTAACTACGACTCCGATAACGACCTTGTTAACGCACTGTGGGCTGCGCATGACCTAGCCAAGCGAGCCGAAAGTGCGCTAGACGAACTACGTAGAGAGGGCTTAAGTGACAGCACCCACGACGCATGGAACGAAGGCTTTAACGCAGGACTGGAGTGTCTACTTTCCGAAGAGGAAGACAACTCCGGAGAAGATTACGACGACGAAGAGGAAGACGAAGAAGCAGAGGACGATGGAGCTGATCGATTCCATTCCGCCGTCATTATTTTGATCAACGCTCAAGAAGAGGAGTAGTTTTTGTATATACATCTGCAAGATACGCCGGACATGGTCAACCGTCCGGAACACTACACTGCAGGTGGCATTGAGGCAATTGACTACATGAAGGCGAAGTCGACCCCGGAGGAATTCCGGGGTCATCTCAGGCTCACCGCCATCAAGTACCTGTCCCGAGGCCCCTACAAAGAAAGCGCTTTACAGGACTACAAGAAGGCTGTATGGTACATAAACCGTCTCATCAAGGAGCTCGAGGCGGATACTAAGTAGTT